CCCTGATTGTTATAGCCATAAAGACCTCCACCACCAAGAGATTGCCAGTTTTGTGATGCTGAAAGATTATTAACTCCACCAGCCATTACACACCTCTATCTCTGCGATTTTTTGCAATAGTTGCATAAACCTCATTTATTGAAATTTTTTTACCCTTATATGTAGAGCCACGACTTATCTGAGATTGTTCTGCAAATTCTTGAGCCTTTGGTTTTGGTTCCATTCTTTCATACTCTGCTGTTCGATGAGCACTTGCTACAAACTCTGGGTTAGATTCAACACCAGGAACTTTGCGACCAAAATAAACATTACCACCCTGTGGGCGCCTTACATCTGTTCCACCTAAATCATATCCAGCAATTTGTTTGTTTTCTACACCAGCAGTACGTGCACCTGGAAGAGTACTGTGTTTAACACTTATATCTGCAAATATTTTTCCACCAGTTTTCCATGCACCCTGATAAACATCGCCTGTTGCTTTTGTCTTATTTTCTTCTTTAAAACTTTTTGCTTGTTCTGCAGTGTATGGTGCGTTAGTTATCTTTTCAGCACCAGGAATTGAAACCATAACTCCAGGACCTTTAGGAGATTCACCAGTCTTAAAACTTCTGCTGGCTCCACCTTCGTTGGCTAAATTAGCAAATTGTTCATTACTAAGCATTTGGGTTTCTACCACCAGAGTTAGGTGTAACTGATGTATTTGTAGAAGTATCATCCCAATTAAATGTTGTGCCAGCAGTTTTTTTAGATAATGATAAAGGTCTACCACCACCAATGCTTCTATTTTTCCATGCAGTTGCTTGAGCAGCAGATCCTGCTGTAGAAGAACTAAATGATAGCGGCGTATCTACATCTGGCGTTTGTGGCGTCATCGAGTTGTTAGCGCCGAATTGTGAATTCGACAATGATGCCATTTTAGTAGTCGCTGTCCATTCCACCTTGGAAGTTAGGATTTTGACGTCCTGATACAGAGGGAATAGTTCTTGCATTAGTCATAGTTGAACCTGCACAAGGATCAATGCAAGGCATTGATGCAGTAATTCTATGTGCAGCACCTTTGCGCTCAGACGCTGCGGCATCTGCTACAAGTACATTCTTTCTATTTGCTTTTGTACCATACATTGGCTGTGCTGCTTGAGTATTCTTCTTTGGCATCAATGTACCAACAGAAGGTGTACCACTTACATTAGTAAATGTTGCATTTGCACCAGATGGGGTGTATTGATCTGGGCTCATATCTTTTTTCATTTTAGTACCTGCTGACTCTAGATGGTTTGAAGGTGCGCCCATGCGACGTCGCATTGCGTGACCCATATCTGTCCAATTTGCCATGGTGACTCCTTAGTGTATGTCTAAGGATAGAACTAAATTAACTTGCTGTAATGGCGAATACAATGGCGGAAATTTCTCCGTCACGAGATTCAATAGTGGTAAAGCCTGGTTTGCAGGTTAAATCTAAACCTCTAGGGGCTACATAGCCACGAGATATAGCAATTGCTTTTACTGCTTGGTTTACTGCCCCTGCACCTACAGCACGTAACTTTACTTCGTGCTTTTCGTAAATAGCATGAGCAATTGCTGATGCAACGCTTTGAGGATTTGAACTTGCACTAACTCTTAAAAACGGTTCGTCATTAGAAACAGGGATTTCAGGTGAAGTTGTCATGTCTAGTAGTCCTTTGGGTCGAATTTATGTACCGCTCCTAGGATATAGGGTAAGGCTAAAGTCTTGGGGCGTCTCTGTATTTAGGATCTTTCATTTGTTCGGCAACTGCCTTCTCGACCTCATTATAGAAGTTTTTTCCTAAGAGCCTTGCAAGAGCGTAAGAATCTGCGGCATTGTCGTCATTAAATTCTATGCCCCATCTCTTGTATATTTGTAGCAACATCTCTTGTTTTTTTGCATTACCTTTTCCTGCAGCAAACTTTTTTAAAGTCATCGGTGGAACTTTTAAGGGAAATTTTCGAAAATCACCCTCTTCAAAATAATCAAAAATAGTTAGTCTAACGGTGGCTGACAACTCTCCCAATACAAGGGCTGCATGGCTAGCAAGAACGGTGCCCTCCATTGCTATGTCTAAAATTGTATTGTTATTTTCTTCAAGATAATCTAGATGATCTACTAACCATTGTCTAATATCAGCAAGTCTTTCAATTCCAAAATAAGGTGATTTATAAACCCATGTAATATATTTTGTTGGATCTTCAAATTGAAGTGCAGTTAATGCAAAGCCAGTAAGTGATTGATCTATTCCTATTGTTACGTTGCAGTTTTTAGGTAAATTACCATCAATCGCTTTGGTTGGCACGGCGTTCTCTTTCATCTATGACCATTTGCACAGTCCCTAGATAACCCGCCCCATCAACTAGGTTGTCTCTCTTTTGTTGATGCACTTCACGACAAATTTTTACCCAAGCCATTGCTAATCCAACCTGTTCTTCTGTTACATCTGTATCAAAAATTACTTCCCAACCTTTAGCAATACGATTAAAATTATCTAACGGATGATCATAAGATTTGTTACGATCTCCTGTGATTAATCTTTGAGCCTCTTCAAGTATCGTTTCTTTATTCAAGTTCAAAGTATGCTCCTTTTATTAAATAGTTACTTGCTGGTTTTGTTAAAGATAGTAAGTAATCATACGTCTCTTTAAATGAATCACGTTTGTTTAGTAACCACCAAGCAGAAAGTGCTGCAGTTGAGTTAGATGTTCCAATAGTTGGTTTAGTAGAATTATCTAACATGCGAGAAGTGTAGTTGTCTGGAATATAGATGTCTACTTTTCCTTTTGCGTTACTGTATGTTTGAATAACTCCCCCAGAGGTAACTGCTCCAACAGAGACTACCTCTTTCCAGCATGCTGGAGTAAATACTGGTTTTTTATTGCCATCATTTCCAGCAGCAGCGATTACAGGAACATTTACTTTCTTTAAAAGACTTACTTGTTTTTTAAATACAGTTGAAACATCGCAGGTTTTAAAAGTATTACCTTGAGAAAGGCTCACAACAGAAATGTTGTACTTCTTTTGATTATTTGTTATCCAAACTAATGCATTATCAATATCATCTGTGTAATAATCTGCGGGATTTCTTTTTGGATCTATACCAACAATTCTAATTAAAATAATTTTTGCTTTAGGATTAACTTGAGTAATTATAGAAAGCATTCGAGTGCCGTGACCTAAAACTTTGTTATTGGAAACGGGGATATTGGCGGCCCCTTTACCTTCCATAAATTTTTTGCCATTTGGACAGGTAAATTCAGAAACAATACACACCTCATACAGAATATTGTCTTTAAATAACTCTGTACTTGTTCCAGAATCTATAACTGCTACAGATTCTAAAGAATCTGCCTGTACTGGTACTACCTGTAAGCCAAGTAGTACCAGCGCAAGGACTAGAAGTTTTTTAATCAAGTATCCAACCATTAAGTAAAGTATAGAATCTATTTAAATACCTTTGTATTAATGTAAGTTTGCCTTGGATGTTTGCTTGAAGTTGAGCCCTTGTTTTTGGCGTTTCAAACATTGCCATTTCTTTTACCAAACCATCAGTTGCAGAAATAGTTGCTCCAGTGGTTAATGTGACTTTTGGATTAAAAATCATTTGACCATCTACAAAATTGTCTGGACCAAAAGTAACTTCAGTTGAATCAATTGTGGTTACTAAAGTTGCAGTGTCAACTGTTTCGGTTCTAGTTACTGGCATTGGAGTAGTTCCTGATCCTTGAGTAAATACTTGTGCTTGAGAATCGTATCGAACCACTTGTTCTGGAGTAGGATTTTGAGTAAAAACACTTCCTTGATTTTGTCCTGTTACAGGATGTGCAGGTACTTGAAGAACTAGTTTACAACCAGGACAGTCTGTGTCATTAGGCATTGTGCCTTTCCAAGAACCATTAGAACCACAAACGGAATCTTTACAAACTATTACATTTGTAACTACACCCGACGAATTTACAACAGCATAAGTTGCATCTCCTTCAGCCTGTGCAGGCAATACGCCTATGCTTGTTAACGTAATTGCAATTAAAACTACTTTATTTATTTTTTTCATGTTATGAATGTATCCCTCCGTCCCATTCGGGACTCGTTTGTTCTCCGTGTTATTTCCCTCGAAACTAAAGTAATGTCTCGTTCTTGATTTGAGAGCATCATCTCTAAGATCTTGCGATAAGCATACCGTTCCTCATAGGTATCTCCTAATTGGATAATCTCTGGATCGGTAGCAATCTGAGCCTTGGCTAAACTTACGGTTGAGCCTTTTGAGGCTGCTCCCATCTTGAGTATGAGCAGTTTGTTCTCAGCCATGTCTAAGGCTCTCTGAGCCTCACGCTCACTAAGTTGAGCCTGAACTAATTGCGAAGCAAAGTAATCGGCCCAACCAGTAAGAGTAGTAAACATTATGGCTAAGTCTTCACTGCTCAACTCTGTAATGTCAGGTGGTAATACTGCTTGTTCGTACTGTGGCTTTGGTAGGGCAAGACCCCTCTTCATTAATACTTCTATCTCACTCATTACTTTCCAATCAAAGAACAATACTTACAGCCAGCAGGATCGACATTACAGGCAGGTGAAACACCTGCGTCAACTGCATTTATAACTTTTTGTGCAGCGTTAAAGATTCTTTCTACTACGTAATAGTCAGACTTAATTGTGAACTCTTTATAATCTTGGTCTGCTTTTAATTCATAAATAAAAACAATTTCATTTGGAGCATCATCACCAAATTGTCTTTTGGCTAACTCTAAATACATCTGTCCTTGAAGTAAGTGGGTTCTAAATGGACGGCGAATGTTTTTCCAAGCCTTTGTTAAGTCACCGTCTGCATCATAGAGTAACTCTGGCGCTTCAAACCTAAGTGTTCCTGCTCCAATAGATTTAATTTCAATTAAACAATCATCTCCAATACCTTTGACCCAGCCATCTGCATGACCATGAATACGAAGGGGTTCATAAACTAAAGGAACCTCTTTGTACTCAAAGACTGATGGGCCATTATTTACCTCAGAACTAACTCCCCACTCAGATCTATCATCTGTTTCACAGTACCAGTTCCCATACAAGACACCCATATCTGCTAGTCGGTTCTGCCATTTAGCATGGATGAAATGTCCTTCATCAAAAATGTTCTGAAGGCGAAGATTAGGTTTTTCTTTCTTGGCCTTACCACCATTTAATAGATAATAAGCATACTTGTGACACCAGTCGGCTTTAATAATTTCAGAAGGATGAAGTACGTCCGTCCTTCTATCTGACTCTGGCTGTCTCATTAGGTGACGTTCTATGTCTCCTATCAATCTAGTATCAGCCTTTTTAGTATCAAGGAACTTCTGTAAGTCTGTCTTAGGTGTTGCCATTAGTATTCCTTGTCTGTACTGAAAATAAATTCTCTTAGGGACATTTTCTTTTTGTATTTCTTTTGCCACTTTCTCATTAAAGCATTACGTTCTCTGTGGCTTAACCCACCCCAGATTCCGTGTGGCTCATCTCTTTTAACGGCATCCCACAAACATTGGGCACGTACTGGACAATGGTTTTTTCCTGTCTCACCAAAACAAAATGCTTTGGCCTGATCAGCAATGTCCTTGTACTGCTCTTTATCACGAGGAGGGTAGAAGATGTCGGTGTCTTGTCCCGAACATCTTGCTTCGTATCTCCAGGCATACTCTGGTTCATCCATGTGTTAGGCATCCTTGACTTTCTCTAGCATTTCTATGAAGTCGTCTTCAAGGAGAACCACGTAATTCTCCCCATCTAAATGGATACCAAGTACTGGCATTCTTCCATCTAAAATTGCCTCTCTTACTATTTTTTTTA